TCATCGTCTCGCTCTGTGGGGCATGTATGGGACACTTTCAGTTAACTCCTTATTGAGCAGTTCTATCTGCCCGATATTGTTATCTTTCATCCATGCTCCGTAAACATTGAAAACCATTTGGGCGTTTGCATGTCCCATCTGGTTTGCGATAAAGCTTGGATTAGCTCCCGCCGATAATGCCCAGCAGGCATAAGTATGCCTGGACTGATAGGCTTTCCTGTGCCGTAGTCCCGCCCGTCTCAATGCCGATGCCCATGAGTCTCTGATGGAGTCTGCTTTGTAGTGGTGGCCTGCCTGCTGGCATTTTTTCACCAGTTGCGGATTAAAAACAAATGTGCATTCATGTCTTACGGTGCGTCCGAACTCCCGAAGTTTGACGTCAATTTGATATTGAGTACCAAATCTTGTCATTTCAGCCTGACTTTTCAGGGTATCAACGGCTGGTTGAACAAGATGAATAACACGATCTGTTCCCGCTTCGGTTTTTGGTAGAGTGAACTCACCGAGTTTTGTATAATTACGACGGATAGTCATTGTTTTAGCTTTTAAATCAATATCCTCCCAGGCAAGAGATATCAGCTCACCATGACGAATGCCTGTGTATACTGCTAAAGACCACAGGTTTTTTGTTTGTTGATGGTGGCAAGCATCAATAAAACGAATGAATTCGTCATGTGTGAGCGGATCTGGTTCTGTTCTTGATCTTTTTAATGGTGTCAGACCGTTAAACGGGTTTGATTCTGTGTATCCGTTGTCAGCTGCAAATTGAAACATACCTGCAATTGTCGTCATGTAGTAATTAACTGTAACTACAGATCGCCCTTTGACAGGAGTTGTCTTGCCGTTCGAGAGATTGTGATACCCGGTCAATAAATCTTTCCTGATAAAGAGTAAATCTTCTTTTGTTACAGATGAAGCCAGTCGATTTTCCCCTATACGAGGGAGCATGTTTCTCACCACAGATTGATACCGATTGAGCGCGTTACCACCTATCTCGATTTTCTTCAGATCCAGCCATTTTTCGGCAAGTGCCTTAATGGTTATCTCCCTTTTCCCCAGACCGAAGTGTTTCAGATTTGGAGACTCAGGGAACTGCGCAGCGTAGTCGAAATTCCCCATTCTGATTGCAAAACAAACTGAAGTCCTGAGTTCGCCTGCAATCTTCCGGTTTTTGGCTGTGTCAGGAATACCGAGGTTTTCTCTGACACGTTTGCCGTTATAGTGAAACCATATGCGGAGTGAGCCGCCATGGTTTTCAACGCCTGTTGGGTATGATGTGTTACTCATTAAACCTCCCAGACGTCCAGGAGCATTAACAGGTTAACCGGAACTTGCATTTTTGGCACCTGGTTGTTTCTGGTTTTTTATCCACCGCATAATTGCATCTATGTTGTACAGGCATTCACTGTTTGGTTTTGGCTCTCCATCCACAGAGAAGTGGATATATTCCCTTCCTAACATCCATGATGTTCTACGTGCTCGCTCGATAGTGCCTGATTTTAATCCTGTTGCAGCAATTAAGATGCTTTCAGCGCACCATTCACTGGGTGTTATCTGATAGATAATTTGTTGCATAGAATTGCCTTGCAACCGCCGCCACTATAGCTGGTGGACGGCGATCAGGGTTGAACATTAAAAATCAGCTTGACTCGGGATCAGTTTTTGCCAGATTGCTGACACGTATTTTGCCTGGTAACGCGCATCGTGCAGGGCGTTATGGCGTTCACCTTCGAATGGAATAGTCGTTCTGGCATCGAAATCTATCACCAGTCCCAGAGCAACCATCGTTCGTACATCACGATCGTTGTTGTAGCGCCACGGACAGGGGATCCCCTGTCGTTCATATGAACGGCGTAAAATTGCGTTGTCGAAGTTGGCTCCATTTCCCCACACCTGAACAAAAAATTCACCGGAGTTTTCGGCGATAAACTCCCTGAACTGCAACAGCGCGTCATCCAACGGGATTTCATTGGTAAGAATGGCGGATTGTGCTTCGCGTGACTGTTTCAGCCACCACTTAATGGTGTCCCGATCGATGACTCCGCCTGCGGTTTCCAGATCGATAGTTTTGCTGAATTCTGGTCCCATCTCTCCGGTTACCGGATCAAAAAACTTACCGGCTATAGCGTTGACTGGCGCATCAGGATTTTTTCCCATTGTTTCAAGGTCAATCATCAGATGGTGCCACAACCTGCTGGTGGATGTGACTTCATTATGACCGTTCACCTTAATTAAGGGATTTGCTGTCTCGCCAGTTTCATTATCGCTATCGTGATGCTGATCACCGTCAGCATTCTCCTTGCACGGATGTTCAGGGCTTTCCTGTTTCTCCGGATTTTTTTCCTGATATTCATCCAGGTTTTCTTCATTAAAGGTGTCCTGATACGTTGCGTCGCCCATCACCGCGCCACAGTCAGGGCAGTTACCCCCACCAGTCTGGCCGCAGGAATCGCAGGCTTTTTCGGTTTCCGGTTGTGCTTCTGGCTCGTTTTGTAACGCATTTGGGCTGTTTTGTTCCGCTTTCTGGCCGTTCTGTTCCGTTTCTTGCTGGTTCTGGTTCACAGAATCGCGGGTTTCAATCCCCTTAACCCATTTCGGATCATTTTGGTCGCTAATCCATTCAACAAACTCTCCGCGAGAGGCAGCCAGTACTTTGTCTGCATCGACAGGATTTTTGGGCAGAATGTTTTTCCGTGCCTCGTGGAGTTCGGCCCGTAACTTCTCGTACTTCGTATCTATCTGTGACTGAGCATCCAGCGGCTGCGTGTCCTGATGATGTTCAGTTGTGTCCGGTTCCACTGTTTCAGCCGTTGCCTGCTCATCTGCCATTGCGTCAGATGGTTGAGGTTTTTCTTCATCATCCTTTTTTCCTTCTTCTGTTACACGCTGTGGCATCGGGGCAGAGGAGCGACCGCAGGCAATGGCCACAATCATCGGGTCGGGGGTAGCGTGGTCTGTTTCAGTCAGTACCCTGTTCAGATATTCAGTGACGTGCGCGGGGATGACCTCGATACCAATTGGTGCTTCTTTCACGGACGCAACCACGATGGCGCGGGAATAATCCAGCCCACCAGGCATGGCGATGAATTTGTCGCGGAAAACAGAAAATGGCGGTTTATTTTCAGCGATAATTTCCTCAATGCGTTTCGCGTGTGCCGGATGAAGGTTATAAATGTCCACGTCCATTGAACGAGCCAGTACACCTGTGGCCACATCGCGCTCCAGTGACGTCAGATCGTGGACGAAACCTTCGCCGCGATCGGTAAGAATTCCACCGCCAGCATTAGCACCTGATGGGGTGCGATTGATTTCAGATACATAATTTCCCTTCGCCCACTCTTTTGTCAGTAATCCCTGATCCAGATAATCAGTTTTCATCCAGATGGATATGAACTTGTCGAATTCTGCCGGGCTGATACGACGGGTTGCTGCGTGAGTGAATGCTCTGGATACCGACTCCGCCAGTCTGCTCAGATGGTGGTTTGTCAGCTTATCCAGTTCAGGATGAGAGCGTACAGCTGTGAGGAGGCTCTGGAGGTTACTGTCCTCCATATCCATTTCCATGCGGATCACTGTATTGCGTTGTTCCGGTGTTGCGTGGTGCCTGTATTTTCCGCCTTCTTCCTTGCCGAAAAAGTAGAGATGCAGGAAACGATGAGTCAGACTGAGAGTGGCGACGGGAATTTCACATTCATGGCAGTCATCGTTACTGTCCTGGGATTTATTTTTCTCTGCGTTCTCTGGCTGAGCACCGCTTTGTTCATCGTTGTCATTGCTGGCTGTTACAGCAGCTTCGCCGTTGATGTTGTCATTGAAGGGTATAGCCATCATGGTGATACCATCTTCCCCGCCTTTTTCATAGCGGTTGCAGAATTCAGTATCAAACACGCCTTCCGGTGGAAGGTCATTCACGACGGGGAAATTTACGCGAACGGGTTTTTTGAAATCATCCTCGTCGTAGCCTGCATCGTCCATGGCTGCAATGCAGCGGGAAACTGCGACAGAAAGTTTTCTGGCATCAGCCCAGAAAAAACCGCCTTTGATGCCAAGGCGTTTTCTGACTTTATCGTTTTTTGCTTCGCAGTGTAGTGCAAAAGTCTGTTTATCAGCGCTCATTGTATTTAAACCTCTGGCTGGATTAGAATTAGCGGCCCTTTGTCTGATTTCTCCGAATACGGTGACGCAGGGAGAAATCCGGTAGCCTGCGCTGCCGGATTTTTATTTCAGTGGAAGGTTGCCTGGTTTGCTGTTTTGTGAGTTGTTTTTCCCTTTTCGTGCTGGCATTCAGGGCAGTCGCACTCAGAATTTTCTCTTGCAAACTCAAGAGCCTGCGCCAGTGTATGGATTTGTTGTGCTCCAATGTTGCTTCTGACGACTTCACATGCAGCATGAATATATGGGCTTGGTGCTTTGCCATTTAACCCACATGAAACCAAACGACTGTCTTTATATTCGTTATTTCCAACTTCTGTAAGCACTGAAAAAGAAAATACAAAGTCGATTTTGTATTCTTTGCATATTTTACTGATGCGTTCTGCAATTTCTTTGAGTTCATTTATTGCATCAGGACTGGTTTCGGAAAATATTTCATTTTGCTCAAGTTCTTTCATTTTTCAATTTCCGTTATTGATAACTAATGTAAATTACTGTTTGGTGCATATATTCGAGAGTATTTTATTACTCATTACCATGATTCAGCTTTTACCGGCAAACCATCACGTCCCAGGAAAACTTTAATCATGCAGTCGGTAATGCATGTTTTTGTCGTGAAGTTACGAATATAGAGTTTTCTCTTTTCAATATTGTTTGCTGAAGCGATATATGTCCGACCTTCATGAAGAACATAATCGCCAGGCGTCACGCACTGACGTGGTATTTCATCAGTTCCGAAGTGATGAGCAATCATAATTATCTCCATTTTCACAAATGAACTTTGTTGATGCAGTGCCTGGTGCCTCTAGGTGACGTTAACCAGTTAACAATTAACGCCGGAATACATAAGAGGATACTTACGCCAGTAAAAGACCGCTTTACTGATTTAACTGTTCCGCGTGCGCTTAGCCGCATTCACCGCATCACAAAATTCACTTTAAAAAGGGCGGCAGAGCAGTCACGGAGTAAAACTGATACCGCCAAACGTCACCAGAAAATTGATAACAGAGGGCGTTGCAGCGGGGTTGTCACTTAAGCGTATGGTCAACCTTACAACCCGGTGTCCTCAACGGGGAAGAAATAACCCCGCCATACTTACCGCCGCGCCATTTCGCGGATTGCCACAACCGGAAGCACACGGTCGAAGAAATCTAACGACAAGCCTTCTAAGGAAAAGACGCCTTCGCCGTGTGCTTTCGTGTTGTGCCCTGACTTTTCAGGGAAATATCCTTTCAGTAAACTGTCAGTGCCGGATGCTCACCCGTGTCCGGTGCACGTTCTCCCCCTCACCAGTGGATAACTCCAAAACTACTGACAACCCCAGGAGGGTGAATATGGCAAATATTTATAGTCCTGACGAATATTTCAAAATAACTAATCAAAACATCAAAAATATTGTTGCCACTCAACAACTCTTTGGTAAATTACTTGGAGTAATTGCTGCCCGCACAGGTTTGACTAATGAACTAAAGGAGATAATTGAATCCAGTGCTGCGACAGAAGAATCGATGTCTGAGCATGTTGAGTATTCAAAGCAGTTTATTCTCAACTCAATGTCTTTGGTTCGCATAATTAAAGACCATTCTTAACGCTTAAGAACACTTCGTTTATGAAGCATCCACTCGCATCTGGTGATGTTGTATTTATCGTAGTTAAATCGCTTTTCTTAATAGCGCGTTTAGCAATCCAGATGCGGGCCTCAGTACCTGCATTTGGTTCCACCTGCTGGAGGCGCTTTGCATCTTCCAGAAGCAGGGCGATAACGTGTTTTAATTCTGCCTCGTTCATTTTATTCACCTGAGTTTCTTTCCAGCCAGCGACGCGCGCCAGCTTCGGTTTTAAACGTTTTGCTTCTGGTATACGTCATCGCGGTGAACGTACCGTCCTGGTTTGGGAACACGCCGAAAACCAGAGATTCATTGTTGCCAAGATTGAGCATATCCATGTTGACCTCATTTACCCTTAACGCCGGGTAGCGGAACTAAAAACCTGCTGCGCTGTTATACAAAGTGTTCCCGCCGTCATGTTCATACGCCTCGGGCTGGCTACTTAACCCCTGACCACTGCCGGGTAACTCGAAGTATTGCCCTGCATTCTGTGAAGCGGGGTGGGTTGTAATGAATATAAGAATATTTAGTTTTGCCGTCAAGTTGAATATAAATATTTTTAAGATAAAAGGCCGGCAAAGCCGACCTCTGATTACAGGGAAAAGCGGGAGCTAGAGGCTGAACTGAACACCTTTTGCTACAGCAACGATGTTACATTCCGGTGTAAGTAAGGATGATTGATAGCGTGGGTTAAGGGGGGCTAAGTACACGAGCTTTCCATCAATAACTAATTTTTTTATAGTCATGGATGGTTCGTTTGTGAGTGGATCTGGGACTATTACTGCGACGATGCTACCATTTTTATATTTTTCGCCAGGCCTCATGATCACTGTGGCTCCAACTGGAATGCTTGGGGATCCTGATGGATTGTGCATAGTATCATCAGGCATTGAAACGGCAAAATCTCCCTCCTTGACATCAAAGAATGTGGTGATCCTGTCGACATTTCCCATAGTTTTCTCTCCTTTTAATATTAGGAAAGAAATCGCTTCTCCCCAAGAAAGGTATGGGATTTGGGTACCTGGATTTTTCTGCACAAGGGATGATTCAGGTGATGATACTCCATACAGGAGATAGGACTCAGTAGTGCCTAGTGCTAGGGCTAATTTACTAAGAGCTTTGCTACCTGGTTCGTTTAGATCTTTCTCCCAGTATCCTATTGTTACCCCAGTTACGCCAGAAAGCTTGCCAAGTTCAACTTGGGTCAGACCTTTGTCTTTTCTGAGTTTCTTAAGCCTAATGCCAAGGCTTTCCATTATTTTCTCCCGCGAATTGAATATAAATTATTTTAGATTGTATTGACCTAAAAAAAATTACCCTTTAATCTAAAAATACTTAGTTTTTAAGGGGGCGAAATGCGAGTTGATGAACTTGTCCAGTTTTTTGGTTCTGTCCAAAGAGTCGCTGATTTTTATGGGGTAACCCGAGAAGCTATATACATGTGGCGTAAGCGTCCCGGCGAAATAGTTCCCAAGGGGAGGGCTGCTGAAGCAGTTGCATACTCCAAGGGAAAATTATCGTTGAACCCAGAACTTTACAAAAAGAAGGATAACACCTCGAACGAAAGGAAAAATGATTCATGAAAATCAAACATGAGCACATCCGCATGGCGATGAATGCGTGGCTGCTTTATCCGAGGGTAGGGCGCAAAAAAATCGCTGATGATATAGCGACAGCATATTTTGAGCTTGAAATGACTTATCCACCAATGCATGACACCTCTACGACAGAGGGTATTGGATTGAACATACAAAATATTTTTCGCTGGCTTGAAAAGGATACGCCTGATGCTGTTGAAAAAATTCAGGCACTAATTCCGGCTATCCTGACTGTTCTTCCGCGTGAACTGCGTTATCACCTCAGTATTTTTGACACTGTTGAGCGCCGTGCATTACTGGCGGCGCAGGAAGCGTTAAGTACGGCAATTGATGCACATGATGATGCAGTCCAGGCCGTTTACCGGAAAGCGTATTTCAGCGACGGCGGGTCATCCGGCGAGTCTGTTGTGGTGCATTGATATTTATGCCAGACCCCTGCTGATTCTGTTGATTGGGGAATCACAGATTATCACCAGAGGATGGTTCGTCACAAGGTGAGGCAATTATGGCCGCATTACCATACATGCAACTTTACATAGCTGATTACCTGGCGGACACCATGCATTTGTCCGCAGAGGAGCACGGTGCGTATTTGTTGCTGATGTTCAATTACTGGCAAACAGGGAAGCCAATACCCAAAAACAGACTGGCAAAAATCGCCCGTCTGACTAACGAGCGATGGGCTGATGTTGAACCATCCTTGCGGGAGTTTTTTTGCGATAACGGCGACGAATGGGTGCATCTTCGGGTTGAGGAAGATCTGGTATCAGTCAGGGAAAAATTAACCAAAAAATCAGCCGCCGGAAAAGCATCTGTTCAAGCCAGAAGAAGCAGAAAGGAAGCATATGTTCAAACAAAACAAGAGAGAGATTTAACAGGTGTTCAAACAAATGTTGGTGTTGTGTTTGAACATGACGCAAACACAAAAGCAACTAATAAAGATACAGATCTAAAAGAATTAAACCCCACACATAACGCGCGCATGCGCGAGAGTGCTCCAACCGGTGAGTCGAATGGTGCGTCGTTGCAGACAGCCGAACCTGAATACCTGGACGGCCTGAGCGAACCGATCGGGAAATTTTCGATGACCACTGTCTGGCAGCCGTCGCCGGATTTTCGACAACGGGCAGCAGTGTGGGGTATGGCTCTGCCTGAGCCGGAATTTACACCTGCTGAGCTTGCTGCATTCCGGGATTACTGGATGGCGGAGGGGAAGGTTTTCACGCAGGTTCAGTGGGAGCAGAAATTTGCCCGCCACGTGCAGCACGTCAGGGCACAGGTAAAACCAGTCAGCAAGGGGGTAAGCCATGCAGCATCAGGTGGCACGGCATCACGGGCAGTTCAGAAAATCCGGGCAGCACGAGAACAGTGGGAACGTGAAAACGGATTTATCAGCAACGGAAACGGCCTGGAAGCTGTGGGAACTTATGGGGGAGGTTTATTCAAACCGCTGGACTCAGAAGAACGGGGCCGCACCTTCGAAGCTCTGGATTGCCCAGATTGGCGCGATGACTGAACAGCAAATCCGGCTGGTCTGCCGTCAGTGCATGGACCGCTGCCGGGCGGGTGAAACGTGGCCCCCGGACCTGGCTGAGTTTGTTGCGCTGATTTCGGAGAGTGGGGCAAATCCATTTGGTCTTACGGTGGATGCCGTGATGGAGGAGTACCGTCGCTGGCGCAATGAATCCTGGCGGTACGACGGGAGTGATAAATACCCGTGGCCACAGCCTGTGCTGTACCACATTTGCCTCGAGATGCGTTCAAAGGGGATTGAGCGCCAGATGACCGAAGGGGAGTTAAAACGGCTTGTGGAAAGGCAGCTGACGAAATGGGCAAAGCATGTTGGTAATGGCCTCAGTGTTCCGCCAGTCCGGCGACAACTGGCAGCACCCAAACGCCCGCCAGGGCCAACGCCAATTGAATTGCTGAAACAGGAATATGAGCGCCGGAAGGCGGCCGGTTTTGTCTGAGTTGAGAAGTAATTTTTACCGGGAGGAAAATTTAATGGAAACCGTATTTGACGCACTGAAAGCACTGAAAAAAGCCTCGTCGCACGAGATTGCAGCCCGTCTTGAAATCAGCCGTGACGATGCTGTCAACGAGCTGTGGAAGCTGAAACGCCGTGGTGAAGCTGATAACAAGGGGTCGATGTGGTGGCTGACGAGTGAGGCAACTGAAATGGCCACAAAAACCACTGCGGAGATGCTGATTAACGCAATTGAACAGCATGGTCCTCAGTCGGCTGACGAACTGGCGTTAATGTTCGGGATTACCTCCCGCCGGGCGAATTCAACGCTGGCAATGGCAATAAGCAAAGGTCGTCTGATTCGAGTAAATCAGAACGGTAAATTTCGTTACTGCCTGCCGGGCGATAATTTACCAGCAGAGCCGAAAGCTGCATCGGTAACGGAAACTGCTGGTAAAGCCTTTCCTCAGCCAGCAGGTGTTGCGTTACCAGTCCGGGAAGCGGAAACACAGGAAGAAATTAAAACTGAAAGTGTGGCGGTCACAGTGCAGTCACAGCCGTCGTTCACCAGAAAGCATCCGGATAGTCTGATTTTACCATCGCTGCATGTGGCTAACCGCGAACTGCGCCGGGCAAAAGGTCAGGTTCAGAAGTGGGAGCGAGTCTGTGCTGCGCTGCGTGAGCTGAACAAGCACCAGGATATTGTTCGACAGATTACTGATTCATCCTGTTGTGTTGCATCAGACAAGTGATTGCAGGGGACGCTGATGGCAAGAGTATTTACACCAGAAGAGCGGGAAAAAATTAAGGGGCAGGTTGTTGAACTCGTACGCCAGAGCGGTCGCGAGACGTTACGGCAACTGGAAGCTAAAACAGGTGCAACAAGATATCTGGTGATCGTTCTCGCCAGAGAGCTGGTTGCCAGTGGTGATGTATACAACTCTGGCTACGGGTTATTTCCGTCTGAACAGGCTCGTAAAGACTGGCAAAACGCCCGCAAAAAACTTTCAAGGGAAAAGGCGAAGAAACCGGCTGTGGTTGATCCGGACCTTATCTGGTCATTACCAGACGGAGAAATACGCCGCTACGACAGGCGCCTGAACATAATCTGTCGCGAGTGCCGGAATAGTGAAGTTATGCAGCTAGTGCTGGCGTTTTATCAGGGGGTGGGGTCAGGAGGTGGTGCTGTGAGTGAAATTAGCTATCAGGCTTCAATTTCCGCTGGCATTCGCATCAAAGGAGAGGAGCATGGAAATAAAACCAGAAGATGAGTTAAGTAATATTGTTTTATTTCCGGTAAAAGAGGATGACCCACGTAATCAGGTTAATTTTCTTTATGAGCCATCGGAAAGACCATATTGTCATCACGCCTCTGTCCGGGTTGACGAAAAAGAGCGTCAGGTCCGCTGTAAAATCTGCGGTGCAGTTGTGGAGCCATTTGACTGGATGCCCTCTGTGGCGAAAAGAGAAACCAGACTGGCAGATGATGTAAGGCTCTTGCGCCAGGAGGAACGGGAAAGGCGGAGAAATGTAGAAAAGCTAATTCAGATTGAGCGTAACGCGAAAGCGCGGATACGCAGGGCGGCAAAATCAAGAACTGAATAATTAAATTTAGCACTGTTAAAAATTTAATCCTTAACCGGAGGGATTTCTGCACCCTCAGAACATCAGGAGGCCGTTCGAAATGGCGGTAGTGAAATGCGAAAATTCAAAATAATTATTGAAACGGGAATAGCTGGTGGAGATTTTGAGGATGTATTCGAAGTAGATGATGACGCAACACCTGATGAAATTCATGACGAAGCAAAAGAAATTTTCTTTAACTACTGCAATTACTCATACCACGAAATAAAAGATGAAGAGGAAGGACAAAATGGCTGATTTTGGTTCAACTAAATATAACGCCAGTTTTGAAGAATGGCATGAACTGTTAATGGATTATGCAGAGTTACGCGGTGGAAGTGCCGCTGATGCTGAAGCATGGCGTGATGATTATGAAGCAGGGAAAACTCCGGTCGAAGCATATTGTGATGAGTGGGGCGATGAATGAGCGAGATTAATTATCAGGAAGGGCATGAAAAGGCAGGGCAGGCAAAACCAGTGGCATGGCGATATCGCTACGTGAAAAAAGGCGTTACAGACTTTCAGGGGAAGCAGTGGGCTGGTGACTGGAAATATGTCCAGACAAAAGAAGATTGTAACGACAGACCGAACTATGAAATTCAGGCGTTATTCACGGCACCGCCAGCCCCGGTGACATCAGAAGGACTAGTTAAAGCCGTGTGCTTTTATGAACAGGTAAAGCGTGAGAATCCACCAGTCGAAACAGGTGCATGGAAAGATGCTGTTGACTGGGTACTCAAAGAGGCTTGCCAGGCTGTAAGCATTAGCAACAAAGGGGGGTGAGTAATGCGTGTGGCATGTATCAGTTTGTTACCGTACCCGACTCGTTTTTTGGCTTCTGCGCTAATTGCAAAGCCGCGTGTCCTGATGGATGACAGCATCATCCCGACACCAAAGCGCCGCCATACCGGTATTGCAGCGGCACGACGAGCAGCAAAGAAACGCAGGAGAGCAAAACGATGAAAAACCGTAAAGCAAAAATTCTGTTAGCTCGCAGAAACGGTGTTGGTGTCTGGCGGTGGGTGAGGATTAGTAACAGACGGGTGAGGTTGACGGGGTGTTGCGGTGTTATGGGGCACAGTTGTTGCAAAAAGCCCAGCGCGGCGCAAAACCGCTGGAAAAACCACTGTTATCTGCGCACTAAAGGAGAGTGAGATGGCGTTAACACACCGCGAACTCTGTCAGATTGCGTACAAGTTCCTTAAGCGCAACGGGTTCAAGGTTTGCTTTCATGACCGCTTTATAGCTGTAACCAGTACCGGAGAACAGCCAGATGCTATGGGATTCAGAAATTCAGCATCATGCCTGATAGAGGCGAAGTGTTCTCGTGCTGACTTGTTGGCAGATAGAAAAAAGCGTTTCCGTAAAAATCCCTCTCTTGGCATGGGCGACTGGAGATTCTTTATTAGTGAGCCGGGAATTATTTCAATTGAGGATTTACCACCTGGCTGGGGATTACTTCACGTTGTTAACGGAAGAGTACGGAAAGTACATGGGTGGCCCAAGGGTAATTGCTGTTGGGGTAATCCTGACGATAAGCCATTTACTGGAAATAAGCAGGTTGAATGCGATTACATGTTGTCTGCATTAAGGCGCATGGAGTTGAGAGGGCACCTTAATGAAATATATGACGGTGTAATTGTTAATAAGAAAGAAGGAAACGCGGCATGACGACTTTTACCAGAGAGCAGTTAATAGCTCACGCAGAGGAGACTATTGAAGCACAGAGACTGTGCATACCGGGCACAATCGACAATGACATCATCCGCACATATAAGATGGATATTGCTGTTCTGGAAATCGCACTGGCATCGCTGGCAGCAGAGCCAGCCGGTAAATTGCATGAATACAAACCAGTGGGACATCAGCGTCTGGTCGACGAGTTAACCATGCTGGTAAAGCAGTTAACCTGGCAACTGAGGAAAACGAAGCCGGACTGTAAATTGCCGGGTAAGGCGATGGACTACCTGAAGCGAAACGGACTGATAAGTGCAGAGGATGTTTTACGATGACCTGGCATGGGGCATTCACAACGGTAGGGATTGCAATGGCGGTGGTGCTGATTGTGTATTCGATTTGTCGCTGGGGGTAAAAACGATTTGCGGGGAAAGGATAGTTAAGTAGAATTGCTGCGGGTGCTTGAGGCTATCTGTCTCAGGCATGAACACCAAAAGGCAGATAGAGAAAAGCCCCAGTTAACATTACGCGTCCGGCAAGACGCTTAACATTAATCTGAGGCCATATCTATGCTCTACACACGTAGGTTAGCCTCTTACGTGCCGAAAGGCAAGGAGAAGCAGGCTATGAAGCAGCAAAAGGCGATGCTAATCGCCCTGATCGTCATCTGTTTAACCGTCATTGTGACGGCACTGGTAACGAGGAAAGACCTCTGCGAGGTACGAATCCGAACCGGCCAGACGGAGGTCGCTGTCTTCACAGTCTACGAACCTGAGGAGTAAGAGACCAGGCGGGGGAGAAATCTCCCGCCACCTCTGATGTGTCAGGCATCCTCAACGCACCCGCACTTAACCCGCTTCGGCGGGTTTTTGCATTAGTCTGGTTGACAAAAACAGGAAAATGCGAAAATATAAGGTTTACGAATTCTAAAAAAAGCGAAACTTGAAATGAATGAAAATCAGTTAGCTCCTTGTTGGGAATTTCAACCTTATCTTGCTGAAAGCAATGTTCGCCAGTTGTTGGCGGAGATCGCTAACGTACTTGAGCAGTTGTACTATCATAAGCACGTATTAGACAGCAACTGGTCTGAAGGTGTAAGGGCTTATGATTGGGTCAGAAACCATCTTATTCAAAATGAAGGCGCAATTCCTGGTCTTAAGATGATTTCCAAGGGGTTGGACTATGTAGTTGCTTTAAATAAAGTTCCGCTACAATTTACCAAAGATTGCATTAATAACCCCAAAAAGAAACATCGCCTGCGTCGAAATAAAGTAGAGCATGAGCAGCTTTCATTGTTTGGTGATGTTGAGGCTGAGCAAGATATTACATGGCGAGTCATAGCGGAGCCATTTTTATCCGAAGAGGGAGATGGTGAATTAGAGTCCACACTGCCTCGTTGGGAGGTGGCTCTTGTTGGGTTTAATATCTATGGTGCTCAGATTAGTATGGTTTCTCATCAATCTACAGCATCAATGCCACTTATGCCCCTTGACGGTAACACACTCCCTGGCGAAGCGGAGATTAATAAGGTGTCTCTTCGTCGGCGTACGAAGGATAAAATTTTGGATGTGAGCAGTAATGGAACATCAGGTGAATAACTTCACTGAGTATCGAGGCGATAAGCTCAAACTAGCAAGAATGGCTATTGGGCTTTCATGTGAAGAGTTGGCCGAAAAAATTGGCAAAACAAAACAATTCGTTAGCAAATTGGAGAAGGGATTTAGGCCATCAGAGCAATGCCTGGAGTTAATAGCCTCAGCTCTTATGATTAAGCCCGATTTTCTATTTACTGAGCGAAAATATGCTCTGGAAAGCGATGTTTGCCATTTTCGGAGTAAGAAGTCCAGGACTCAAACGCTGACTAATAGTGTCTTGGCTAGGGCTGAGATTCTTAATATTATAATTTCTGCTGTTGAAGGTGAAATCGAATTCCCTGATGTCAACATACCAGAGCACCCAGGAACTGAATTACTTACCCCGAATGATATTGAGCGAGTGGCAGAAGATTGTCGCCGTGCATGGAATCTAGGTCTTGGCCCTATATCATCAATGGTGAAATTGGCGGAGAGTTTGGGGGTAATCGTTGCGCATGTTACGGGAGTCGATGATCGTGTTGATGCATTCACTGTTCACAATAACAGGCCTGTTATTATCAGGAACAATGTAAAAAAAAGCATATGTAGATTTCGCTCTGATTTAGGTCATGAGTTAGGGCATTTAGTAATGCATGAGGGCATAACTACTGGTGATAAACTTACGGAATCACAAGCTGATCACTTTTCTAGCGCCTTATTGGTTCCTAGGCTATCTTTCATTAAAGAATTTCCACGAATACGAGGTAAGCAATTCGATTGGAGTGCTCTGGTTGAATTTAAGCTTAGATGGAAAATTAGCCTTAAAATGTGTATTTATCGAGCCAGTGCATTAGGACTATTGACCCAGGAACAGGCAAGAACTGGCTATATGCATCTTAATTCTAGAGGGTACACGAGAGTTGAACCAGGTGATGAACTTTTGCGCCACGAAGAACCAAGTATGCTGTCCGAAGCGATTGACATGCTGGATGATGCAACTTGGTTAAGAATTCTTATGAAAACTGGCTTGAGTCAAGATTTAATTCGTGAGTTGTTCTCCATCAATCGACCTATTACAAATCCAAGAAATATTTTTCAGATTGTTTGAGCATACCCGCTACGGCGGGTTTTGTTTTTTCCGGGCTTTTTGGTTTACAATCCGCACGCCAGCCTGAACAACTGGCACCTGCTGCGCCAGCAGAGAAAAACGATGGCGCACAATACCAAATCACACAATTCTGATAATTCAGCTGTCTTTGCCAGCAGGCACGGGCGGCGTTCCCGCACATTCAAATCTGACTGGTTCCAGCATGACCCATGCACAGAAGAACAGGCCGAATGGTTAATTCAGTGCTACCGCAGGCGCGGATACGAGTTTCAGAAAGACCTCAGCCTCGACCGACTGCACTGGATAATCTCTGTGAGGCTCCCTTACTCCGAGCGCCCACCGCGTCCATCCCGCACATTCCAGCAACGTATCTGGAGGTAACGTGCGGGTATTACTTCGACCTGTTCTTGTGCCAGAACTCGGGCTGGTGATCGTTAAGCCGGGCCATGAATCCATGCCGGTATTCCAAAATACCCGGGTACTGGTGGAGCCGGAACCGAAAAGCATGCGTAATCTGCCGTCCGGGGTCGTTCCTGCCGTTCGCCAGCCGCTGGCGGAGGATAAATCATTACTGCCATTTTTCAGCGACGAACGAGTGATTCGTGCTGCTGGTGGCGCTGGCGCATTGTCTGACTGGTTACTGCGCCATGTTAAATCCTGCCAGTGGCCACACGGCGATTATCACCACAGTGAAACCGTCATTCACCGTTATGGCGCTGGCGCGATGGTGTTGTGCTGGCACTGTGACAACCAGCTGCGTGACCAGACATCCGAATCACTCGGGCAACTTGCTCATCAAAACCTGTCAGCATGGATGATTGACGTCATACGCCATGCAATGAATGGCACGCAGGAGCGGGAATTGTCGCTGGCTGAATTATCCTGGTGGGCGGTCTGCAATCAGGTGGCGGACGCGTTTCCGGAGGCAGTATTACGTCGTTCTCTGGGGTTACGTGCGGAAAAAATCCGCTCGGTGTATCGCGAAAGCGACATCATACCGGGAGAGCAGACCGCCACCAGCATACTGAAGCAGCGCACAAAAAATATTGCGCCGCCGTCTCACGCCCGCCAGCAACAGAACCCACCACAGGAAAAGACGGTGGTATGCATCACCGTTGATCCGGAGTCTCCGGAATCTTTTATGAGGCGACCTAAACGTCGCCGTTGGGTAAATGAGAAATATACGCGCTGGGTGAAGACACAGCCGTGTGCGTGTTGTGGTCAGCCAGCCGACGATCCCCATCACCTGATTGGTCACGGTCAGGGAGGGATGGGAACAAAGGCCCACGATATTTTCACGCTACCGCTGTGTCGGGAGCATCATAACGAGCTTCATGCGGATCCGCTGGCGTTCGAAGAAAAGCATGGTTCTCAGGTTGATTTAATTTTTCGTTTTCTTGATCACGCCTTTGCAACCGGTGTGCTTGGGTAAAAGGGGGTATTGATGTGTATAGAGTTTGTTTTGCCTTACCCGCCGACGGTGAATACTTACTGGCGACGTCGTGGCAGCACATATTTTGTATCAAAAGCCGGGGAGCGTTATCGCCGGGCAGTGGCGTTTATTGTTCGCCAGCAGCAGTTGAAATTAAGCCTGTCCGGACGGCTGGCAATAAAAATTATTGCAGAGCCACCGGATAAGCGCCGCCGTGACCTGGACAATATTCTGAAAGCACCGCTGGATGCGCTGACGCACGCGGGGTTGTTAATGGACGATGAACAGTTTGATGAAATCAATATTGTACGTGGTCAGCCAGTATCTGGTGGACGGCTGGAAATAAGAATTACAGAGGTGGGTGTGCATGAATAACCAGTATTTACAGTTTGTTCGTGAGCAACTCATGATTGCCACTGCAGATCTCAGTGGGTCGACAAAAGGCCAGCTGGAAGCCTGGCAGGAAAATGCCCTGTTCGATACAGGGCGTTACAGACGCAAAAAAATTCGTTACCGCGATGAGGTAACTGGAAAAATGATCACGCGGGATAATCCCCCGATCCAGGGTAAACAATCACTGGCGAAAGGCTCATCAATTGCGCTGGTCAGTCCTGTTGAGTTTGCAACATCATCGTGGCGGCGTGCCCTTCTGGAACTGGAAGAACATCAGAAGGCGTGGTTGTTGTGGTGTTATGGCGGAAACATTTGCTGGGAGCATCAGATCGCGATAACGCAGTGGGTGTGGAGTGAATTTAAAACTCAGTCCGGCTCCAGAAAAATTGCAGTGAAAACGCTGGAGCGTGTGAAGAAGTTGATCTGGCTGGCGGCACAGGATGTCAGAGGATGGGTTACCGGGTGTGAGGTCTACCAGAGACAGGAGCTTGCCAGACTGTGTGGAGTTAAGCCTGATAACTGGAGCCATAATTATGCGAACTACTGGCGTGAGATGTGCGATATTTTTAAGCGCCTCGATAGAGAATCCTTGATTTGCTCCGTGAAAATAAGAGCGCAACAAAAAGCGACCTTTTCACGACGAGATATTGCAAAAGTCAATTAAATCGCGTATGTTTCGTATAAATCTGATATTTTGCCGATTTTGTACGCGATGGCAAAGTAAGAAAAAAACACCGCCAGGTGGTTTTTTTATGTCCGAAAATCTCGTCAGTACAGTAAACGCGCTGGTGGTGGTGAATACCGGTCTTTCAGCTTGCTGGCTTTTTTGACAAGAGTTATTGGTGTGTCACGTTAACCGGAAAAGGGAAAAAGACATGCTGAAACAGCAGGATATGACCGAAACCGCCAGAGTGGTGTTTAATGAATTAAGCGTCACTGAACCGGCGACAGTCGGGGAGATTGCGCAGAATACTTATCTTTCACGTGAACGCTGCCAGTTAATACTGACCCAGCTTGTTATGGCGGGGCTGGCAGACTATCAGTTCGGTTGTTACAGACGCCTTCAGTCCTGAAGGCTTTTTTATTTGTGGTAAATGGGCGGCTGGTGGGTGTTAGGGGCACTCACCAGCCATCTGCTCATGCGTCCGGATCACAAGCAAACCTCAGGCCCATCTGCTTTGCGCAAAAGCAGAATGAGCCTATCAGAGACAGGCTTAATGATCCATGCTTAATACTGTAAAAATATCCAGTTGTGAGTTAATCAACGCCGACTGCCTGGAATTTATCCGGTCGTTACCCGAAAATTCTGTTGACCTGATAGTCACGGACCCGCCGTACTTTAAAGTGAAGCCTGAGGGCTGGGATAACCAGTGGAAGGGCGACGATGATTACCTGAAGTGGCTGGACCAGTGTCTTGCGCAGTTCTGGCGGGTGCTGAAACCTGCCGGAAGTCTTTACCTGTTCTGTGGCCATCGCCTGGCATCTGATATCGAAATCATGATGCGTGAACGCTTCAGTGTGCTGAACCATATTATCTGGGCGAAGCCGTCCGGACGCTGGAACGGGTGCAACAAGGAAAGCCTGAGGGCGTATTTCCCCGCCACAGAGCGCATTCTGTTCGCGGAACATTATCAGGGGCCGTATCGCCCGAAAGATGCCGGGTATGAGGCGAAGGGCAGGGCACTGAAACAGCATGTGATGGCCCCGCTGATTGCTTACTTTCGTGATGCGCGCGCTACCCTGGGGATAACGGCAAAACAGATTGTGGATGCCACAGGAAAGAAAAACATGGTGTCGCACTGGTTCAGTGCCAGCCAGTGGCAGTTACCGAACGAGGATGATTACAGAAAACTTCAGGTGCTGTTTGCCCGGGTGGCAGAAGAGAAACATCAGCGGGGTGAACTGGAAAAGCCACATCACCAACTGGTCAGCACATACAGTGAGCTGAACCGGCAGTATGCCAGCCTGCTGGAAGAGTACAAATCACTGCGGCGTTATTTTTCCGTATCGGCAGCCGTTCCTTATACGGATGTCTGGACGCACAAGCCTGTGCAGTATTATCCGGGCAAACATCCCTGTGAAAAACCGGCAGATATGTTGCGGCAAATGATTACCGCCAGCAGTCGTCCGGGTGACCTGGTTGCAGATTTCTTCATGGGGTCCGGTTCGACAGTCAAAGCAGCGATGGCGCTGGGGCGTCGTGCAATTGGTGTCGAGCTGGAGGCTGAACGTTTTGAGCAGACCGCAATGGATGTACAGAATTTAATCAGAAAGAGAGAGTGA